GCCTTGAGCTGCTGCGCGGCCGAAGCCTGGGCCGCCTGGCCTTGCTGAGTGAACGCGGCGGCATTGGCCTTGCCGGCATTGGCGCCGGCTTGCTGGGCGTTGGCCAGCTCGCGAGCGCGCTGGGTGAGCTGCTCGGTGTTGACGCCGGCAGCGCGCAGCGCGGTGGCCTCTTCGATGGTGCTGCGCTGCAGGGTATCGAACTGGGCTTGCGCCTGGCCGGCCGCGGTGTTGAGTGCGCGCAGGTTGTTGGCCTGTGTGGCAGTGGGCGGGCCGGCCTGACCGATGGTCTTCTCGAAGTCAGCCACAGCCTTGGCGGCGGCTTCCATCTTGGCGCGAGCTGCGTCGGTGTCTTGCACCAGGCGGCCAAAGCCGCCGGCACCCTTGGACGTGGCGGCGAGCTGCTCCACCTCGGTGGCGACGCCGGCCAGTTCCTTGCGCAGCTGGATGCTCTTGGCTGCGGTCGTGCTGGCTTCGATGCCCAGCTCGTCCAGGCCGGCGCGGGCCGCTTCGAGGCCGCGCGTGGTGGCGATGACCTCGGTCTTGGCGCTGTTGACGGCGTCGCGCAGCTTCTCGAGCTGGCCAGCCTGCGCACGTGTCGGGGCACCCGACTTGGCCAGCTCGGCGGCAAAGTCCTGCGCAGCCTGCTGGGCCAGCGCGAGGTTTTCGCGGGCCGCCAGGCTGTCGCGCTTGAGGGCAACGAAGGTGTCGACGGCGCCTTGCTGCTGGCCCAGATCGCGCAGGGCCTGCGCAGCCACACGGGCACGCTCAGCCAGTTGCGGGTCGACGGCGCCGTCGAGCTTCTCGAACTCGGTCGCCAGCTTCTCGACTTCGGCAGCGCCGCTGGCAGTGGCGGCGATGTCGTATCGGATCTTGGGGTCAGCCACGAGGCAGGGCTCCGGTCAGGTGGCCGACCATGTGCAGGTCGGCATCGGCAGCAGTGAGGTCAGGCGCGGCGGGGTCGGCACTGGCCTGCGCCGGCAGTTCGCCGTGCAGGTAGCGCGAGGGCATCGGGGTGCACTCACCGCGCCACACCAGCTCGGGCAACCCCATGTGAGGCTGCACCGACAGAATGGGGACGACGCGCAACAGCCGGGTCGAGCGGCCCGTTTCGATGGCCTGGCGCCCGTCAGGCAGTTGCCAGCGGTCGCCAAGGCTCATGGACTGGCTCGGTGTTGTTGGGCTGTGCGCGTCAGAGGGGGATCACGCGCCGATCAGCGCGCGTCGAACACGAAGGGCTCGGACTTGCCCGGGGGCGTCTTCATCTTGCCGGTGAGTTCCAGCGTGTTGAAGTCGTCCTTGAACCAGTCGAACTCACCACTCGGCGTGATCACCACTTCCCAGCAGCGCAGGATGCCGATGGAGTTGTCCACCTGGTTGACACCGTCGAGCAGCAACTCGACGCGGATCTGCGGCTTGACGTTGCCGCGGATGCGGGCGCCGGTGAACGAGGCGTGCGCGAAGTCGACCAGCAGCGCCTGTGCCTCGGTGATGGTGCCGGTGCTCAGCGGCTTGAACATGCCCAGGCGGGTGTTGAGCAGGTAGTCGGTGCCCAGCGCATAGGTCGTGGTGCCGGCGCTGTTGGTGATGACGACCGAACTGATGTCTTCCTTGCTCAGTTGCACCCAGCCGTCGAGCGTGGCCACCGCCGCCTCGTTGCTGATGGTGCCGCTGGCCTGGGTGTACGCCGCATCCTCGCCCATGAAGGCGTAGCGCAGGCCGTCGCGGTTGATGGTTTCGAGCGTGAGCGAGACCTCGCCCGGCTTTTGCAGGGCAACGGTTTCGAGGATCTGCCCGGCGCTGTCGCGCTTCTTGCTGGTCTGTTCCTTGATGTCGGCGTTGGGCTTGATCGAGAACTTGGTGGTGTTGCCGAAGTCGACACGCTTGCCGTACGTGCCGTCAGCGTTGATCAGCCGGGCGTAGACGTCGCCCGCGCCGATGAAACCTTGTGCGGTGGAAAGTGCCATGGTGTGGCTCCAATGTGGGGGAATGGGTCAGCGCAGCCTGAACAGATGCCAGGTCAGCGCACGGAAGGGGTGCGGTAGTCGATCTCGAAGCGCGTGAGCACCAGGGCGCCGCCGACGTCGATGCCTTCGACCTTGTAGGTGCGCCGGCCCTCGCGCACGGCCTGGGCCGCGAGCAAGGCCTTGTCGCGCACCATGGCCAGCGCCGCCGCGGCAACCGCCGTGGTGATGCAGGCCTTGATGGCAACCATGTCGGCATCGGCGCCGGCGCGGGCGTCGGCCGTGCGGTTGATGACGCCCACGTTGACGCCGAAGGTGCGGCCCTCGGCCTGGCCGGGCTTGTCGCGCAGGTCGTCGGCATCGTCTTCGACGAACACCACCCGGCCGCCCGTGTTGAGGTCGGCCAGGCTGGTCGGGTTGTCGCGCACCACCACGCCATCGGCCTCGAACTGCAACCGCAGTGCGGACACGACAGCCTGAGACAGCTGATAGGGAATCGACTGGCTCATGGTGCAGACAACCTGATGGTGGCGCGGGCCTCTTGCCCGTCGTTGACGTGCTCGACCTCGCGCACGGCATAGGTGCCGGCGTAGAGGCTCAGGCCAGGGTCGGAGCCCACGATCACACTGATCGTGAGCCCGTCGTCGGCCTTGACATCCGGCCCCACCGCGTAGGCGATGGTGCGCAGCGGTGCCCGCGCATGCCCGCTCAACACATCCTGATCAGCCTGGCCGGGGATGGCATGGAAGCTCACGTCGTCGGCCAGCGGGCGCGAACGGACGCAGAGCACGACCAGGCCGTCGGCTGGGTCGAAGAAGGTGTCGAGTGGGGTGGGCATGGTGGCGGGCAGCGCTGTGGGCGGGCGACTGGTGCTCAGCGGTCAGGCGCGGATCAGACCGTGCCCTTGATGACCGAACGCGGGCGGGTGTTGAGGTGCAGCGGGTTGGACTGCACTTCGATGTCGACGCCCTTGTTGTTGTCCATCACGTAGCCGCGCGCGTAGCCGGGCAGGCCGATGGTGTTGACGGTGTCGGCCCAGTCGCCCGGGCCGAAGCGACCGATCAGCAGATCGGGCACACCCTGCGGCACCAGGTAGCAGTCATTGGTGCCGACCATCTGCGTGCCGTTCACGGCGCCGCGGTACTTCTTCCACAGCACACCGCCGAAGTCGAGCGCCGCCGTGGTCTTGCCCTGCAGCTGCGAGGCCATCGCCTGGTTGAGGTAAGTCTCCTTCACCGACTTGTGGGTGATGAGGCTTTGCCAGAAGGTGCGACCACAGTAGGCGACGATGCTGGTGTAGGGCAGGCCGCCCAGCTCGTCTTCGATCATGTTGACGGCGGTGTCGCACTTGAGGCGAACGTCGGTCGTCGTCTGGTCGAGCTCGAAGTCGAGCACGTTCTGGGAGACACCGAACTCGGTGAAGCAGTCGATCAGCACGGTGCCATCGGCATCGAGGATCTGGCCCTTGATGGCGCCCATGCGCTGCCATTCGAGGGTGAAGTCGATGGAGCGCATGCCCGAGGCCATGACTTGGTTGATCTTGTAGTCCAGCGGGGTCGTCTGGCTTTCGGTGCCGAACATGCGCACGCCCTGCACTTCGTCGGCGCGGATGGCGTCGTTGATCTGCAGGTGACCGACCTTGAAGGTGCGCACGCTGCGCGGGTCGCGGGCCAGGGTGGCGCCCTTGCTGCCGCGCTGCGAGGTCTGCACCAGGGCCAGGGTGGAGCCCTGCTTCTCGACTTCGACCGTCAGCAGGTTGATGCCTTGGTAGTTGAACAGGCCATCGTCACCCAGCATGCTGGGCAGATGGGGGACTTCGAGCAGCGCGGCGGTGAGGGTCGTCAGCGCGAAGCTGTCGGGATTGAAAACGTCTTGGGTAGCCATGGGAATGGTTCCTAGGGTTCGGTGTTGTGGTGGTGGGTGACGTTGCGCGCGGCCTGGCGGCTCAGCGGGCGATCACGTAGGCGCCGGCCAGGTCGGCGAGGCCGGCCGTCTTGTCGCCACCGCTGAGGCCAGCCTTCCACGTGAGGCGCGAGCTGATGACCTCGCACAGGCGCACGTGCGCAACGGCCGGCACATCGGCCGAGGTGGCATCGACCGCGGCGAACAGCACACCGGCTGCGACCTGCGAGCCATCGCTGGCGGCGTTGTCATACGCGACGTACTTGCCGCCGGTGGTGATCTTGCCCAGCACGGTGCCGGCGACGAGCGCACCGGCGCCGCTGGCGATCGTGACGGTTTCGCGGCTCAGGAAGCCGTCGGACTCGCTGAGCAGGTGGGCGCCGGTGCCCAGGGGTTCGGTCTTGACAGTCATGTCATGGTCTCCGATGAGAGGGGAGAGGGTTGGTGTGGAAGGGCGAAGTCAGGCAGGCCGTACCAGGCCGGTCAGACCGTCGCGGGCTTGTTGAGCGCGCCGTAGGCCTTGGTGGCGTTGGGCAGGCGCGGGGCCGGGGCATCGCTGCCGGCGGCACCGCTGTGAGTCGGCGACGGATTGGCACCCTTGGGCGCGTCGGCAAAGTGCGCGGCGGCAGCGCCTGCGGTGGCGGTGCGCACGGCCGAGAGCACGGCCACGGCGGCTTCGGGGCCGGTGGTCTTGCCGTCGAACGCGAGCTTGTCGATCAGCGCCTCGTGGCCGGGCAGCGACTGGGCACGCACGGCGGTGATGCGATCACGCTCGGCGGTGGCGCCGGCACTGTGCGCGGTGGCGCGGATCTGCTCGACGAGGGCAGGGTAGGCGGCGGCCAGGGCTTCAGCCGTGGTGATGCCGCCCGCGGGATCTTGATTGGCATTGGTGGCCATATCGACTCCGGTTGGGGTGGTTGAATCGCCTTCGGCGGCGGGCACGACCGGCTCGCTGCTGGGGGCCGTGGAAGCGTCTGCCGCAGGCGCACCGGCCGCGGCAGTCGTGGAAGGAGTGGGTGCGGCGGCAGCTGCATCGGCAGCGGCGTCGGCCGTGGTCAGTACCGTGGCGGCGTGAGCCGGCGAGTAGCTGGCAGCCGCCACCATCGTGCGGCGGCGCTTGCCGGCCTGCGGCCTACTCTGGCCGGGCAGGGTGGTGACGCTGGCGGGCTTGCTGGCCAGGGCCTGCACGAGTTGTTCGAGGCTGGCGACACCGTCGACCAGGCCGGCGCTTACCGCCTGCTCGCCGATGAAGATGCGGCCGTCGGCCATGTCCGCCAGCACCTTGTCGACGCTGGCACCGCGCATCTGCGCCGTCCAGTCGACGAACAGCGAATAGAGGTAGTCGACCTGGGCTTGCTTGTATTCGAGCGTCTTGGGGTCAAGCGGGCCATCGCCCGCGGCCTTGTAGCGGCCGGCGGCGATGATGGTGCGCTTGATGCCCTGCGCCGCCTGGGCCATCGACACATCGACGTGTTCGGTGCGCACGCCGATCGAGCCCACGTTGACCATGGGCCCGCTCACGTAGATGGCCGGCGCGGCGCTGCCCACCCAGTAGCCGGCGCTGGCCAGCATGCCGTCGCTGTAGGTGATGGCCGGCTTGGCATCGGCAAACGCCTTCCAGGCCTGGGCCGCTTCGGCGATGCCGAGCACGTTGCCGCCGGGCGTGTCGCCGTACAGGATACCGGCCTTGACCTTGGGGTCAGCCTGGGCGGCCTGGATGTCTTGCCGCAGCAGCTGGGCCGAGGTGCCGCCGCTGATCTGCATCATCAGGTTGGCCTTGGGCGCCATGACGCCCTGCATGCCGATGATGGCCACGCCGTCTTGCACGGTGTAGGGCTGGCGTTCACCGCCGGCCAGCGGGCGGCCGATGCGGGCCTCGACTGCCTTGATGTCGATCTTCTCGCCGCGCATGTGCGTGTCGTAGATCGAGCGGATCTCGTCGTGCATGTCCGACGTGATGGCCCAGTAGCCCTGCACCAGGTCGGCCAGGCGCATGGGCCCACCCATCACGGCCGGGTCCAGAAACGACGAACCCCGCACGGCGGCGGGGTTCTGGGGGGTTTGCGCGGTAGCCGGCGCGGCGGTGGTCTCGGTAGTCATTGGCTGTCGCTCCGGCGGGTGTTGCCGCGGTAGGTGGACGAATTGAGGGTGCGGCTGACGTCGTCGATGGCGCGGCGCGCGTCCTTCACATCGAGGCGGATCTCGGTGAGGGTCTCGCGCATGCGGGCCTCGGTGGAGGCGTTGCTTTGCTCGAGCTGGCTGGCCTTGGCTTCGAGCAGGGTCAGGCGCTTTTCGAGGCTGGTGTAGCCCGACACGCCACCGACGATGAAGGCCGAGAACGTGAGCACATGGCCCAGGTTGATCGTGCCGTCGAACTTGACCTTCTTGCGCGCTGCCGCGGCATCAGCCAGCTCGCCAAAGTCGCTGGGGCTCAGCTTGTCGGTGATCTTTTCGGGGCCGTTCATGGGTAGCGGTCTCGTCAGGTCAGTGGTGGTGAAGGGCAGGCAACAACAGTGCGCGGCGTTCATCCGCGCGCCATGTAGCCGCCGCTGCTGGCCAGCGTGACAACACGCTCACCAGCCGGCACGGTGATGGCCGAAGCGCCCGGCGCGATGTAGGCCTTGCCCGGGTCCATCTGGATCGAACCCGACGTGGCGGCAATGACGGTGCTGCCGTCCTTGCGCGACAGGTAGCCGCCCAGCAGCATGACCGGGCCGGTACCGACGTTGTCGAGCTTGGCATCGACGATGGTCTGGTCGATCACGAAGTTGGCCGTGTCCAGCGCATCGACGGCGTTGAACATCAGCGCCACACCCTGCGACGTGGTCTGCGCGTAGCACGCCCAGGCGTACAGGCGTTGCACGCTGGTGGTGCCGTCGCCGTCGCTCACGTCGATCTGCAGGTTGAGGTAGTCGGGCGCGAATTCGGTGCACGCGCTGCCATCCACGCCGATGGCGTTGTAGACCTCGTCATCGACCTGGGTGTCGATGAACGACAGGCCCGACGACGTGAGCACCCCGCTGGTTTCGATGGGGTGCTGTGCCGTGGTGCCGGCCGTGCGCGCCGCGCGCAGGCGGATGGTCTTGTCGACCGTCCACACGAGCGCATGCGTGAGGCCGGCGCCGGCCAGCTCGGTATTGAGCAGCTCGGCAGCGCCGCTCACGTCGTACAGCTGCACGCGCGTGCCGGCCAGCAGGTTGGGCGCCGTGATGCGCACATGCCGGCCGAGGTTGTCGGTGTAGATGTTGGCCACCGTGGCGCCGGTGAGCGTGAGCGTGCCGCTGGTGGTGAACTCGGTGAACGTGGCACCTGCCACCACCGACGTGGCCTTGAGCGTGAGCGTGGGCGCCGCATAGGCCAGCACAGCACCGGCGGCTGCGTTGTAGACGATGTTCTTGGCGCCGAAGTCGATGGCGGCACCGGCCTTGCTGCCCAGGCGCGGCAGCACGATGCCGGCGGCCGTGGTCTCGTGATACGCCAGGTAGTCGTATTGCTTGTCCAGGCTGTCGAGACTTGCATAGGCGGCCACCGTGGCGGCCGTGGCCTGCGTGATGCCCGTGTCGGCAGAAAGGGCCGGAGCAGCGGTGGTGACACCACCCGCGCCCGGCGTGAACGTGGCACTCACGGCCAACGAGCCGTACTTCGTGACCTTCCATGTCCACGTGCCCGAGGCGCCGATCGGGATGTTGCGCGTGTACGTGCCGGTCACGCTGGCCACGTACTCGACCGTGGAGCCCGTGTTGTCGATGAGCAGAACGGCGGCGCCACTCAGCCCGGTCAGATTGAGTTGCGCGCTGCTGGTCGCGCCAACGGTGTAGATGCCGCTCACCGAACCCGTGACGCCGGCCGCCCTGAAGTCGCCCGTGAGCGTGCCGCCGCTCACCACCACGCTGTAGGTGGTGGCGAACGTGGCGCCGTTGTCGGCTGTGCTGACGTGTTTGGCCGTGCCTTGGTTGGCCGTTTGCACCAGATCGGCCAAGCAGGCTTCGTACACCTGCCGCGCAGTGGCGTTGCCACTGACGGTGATGGTGCTCGTGCCGTGGTTGACGCTCACCGGGTACGCCAGCGCCGTGGCCTCGCTCACCGTGATCGACGGATCCGCCACCTGCGCCGCCTGCGGCTGCCACAGGTAGCCGAAGTGCCGCACCGACTGGGTCATCGGGTAGTGATACACGCCGTCCAGCCAAGCAAAGCCCGTCGTGCTCGTGCTCTGCACGGTGACCGTGGCGGTGATGTCGCCGGTCGACGTCGGGGTGAAGGTGAGGGTGAAGTCGTGCCAGGCGTCAGCGGTAGCCGGCGCGGTGAATGACTGCGACACGCCCTGGCCGGCCAGCGCGATGCTGGGCGGCGTCGCGGTTCCGTACGCGGCATCGAAACGCAGCGCGCCCTTGATGGTCTGCGCGACACCTGCAACAGCGGGCAGCGTGAACGTGTAGAAGATCGCTGTATTGGCGACCTTGGCCTGGATCTTGATGGCGTAGGTGCTGCGCTTGCGGGTAGTGGTGTCGGTAATTGCTTCTTGCCAATAACCCCTTACTCGATTATCAGAACTATTTCCGTTAATGGCCGTCAGTGCATACGTTTGCTCTTGTGACGGTATATTATTATTTGTTATTGATTGATCGATTGCCGCCGCGTTTAGCGTGCTATTGCTTACGCGCACCTTTCCGCTCGCGTTTGCGCTATTTGAATGACCTAGGGTTGACCTCACTGCAACATCGCAGCCAGTGAAATCCATAGTTCCACAATCAGCATACGTTAACTTCTCCGCGTGTATCTTTGCGCCATCGACGCGGCAATATCCAGATATTGGGGTCGCAAACATAAATAGCGACCAGTGCTCACCGCCTCGCAATATTGGTGATATTGCGCCAGACATTGCTATTACGCCCTGCGCACGGTACGTAATGCAATCTATAGCATGCGATGTTGCAAGCGCAGAAAAGTACGCAGAAAATCCGGCAGTAGCGAGCGAATATATAGCGCAATCTTTGAACCCATGCGCAACTAGTGATCGACCCGCCATGCACATGGCAGAATAGTTACTCGTCCCGGTGTGCTCAATCGCGCATGATTTTATGGTTTGTGATTTTGGCGTTGCGCTTGCAGATATTCCAAGTCCGTAATAAACCTGATCCCCGTTCGCACTCCAAGCCAAATTGCTTCCAATGTTTTCGAATCGAACATTGGTGATATCTATATTTATTCTTGACGTCAATGAACAAGCGAAGCCAACTGGCGCCGGGTGCCCAGAGGACGACGCCCTCACACGAACGTTGCTACTCAAGTTGCCAACTCGTGTAGCAGCGAGTCTGTTTGCTGTCAGCGTCCCAGAAAGCGTCCACGTCGCGCCACTGCCGGACGCTAGGGTCATGATCTGTGCACCAGTCGGATCATCTGTGGCACTGGCCAGGACCACTGAGTCTCCGACCGCCCAACCAGTGGCATCATCGACAGTGATGGAGGGACTCGCTCCAGCCGACACAGGAGCCGCAAGCCTAGTATTTCTTCGCTTGGTCTGCCCAGCCATTCGCCAAGTTGGAACGTTTACGTTTGTGTGACTTAGTAGCCCATGTTTTGCATTGGCCAATACTGCAGAGTCATTAACAATGATAGTTGCTACAGCAGTGGCTAAAATCTGATCAACCGGCGTTCCATAGTCAAATGTTCCACCGGAACCGACGAAGCAAGTCCCCCTAGCGGTCAGGGTCTGCGACACCGACCGTGAGGCCTTCAGGGTACCAAGCACGACGATGCCATTGCTGCCTGGAGTCGTACTGCTGGTGTCGTCGCCCCAGGTGTGATCAGCCGCCAACTCGATTACGTGGCCGCGGTTGATGATCGGCGTGTTGTCGGCCACGGCGTAGGTCAGGCCGGGTGCGTCGATCACCAGTGTGCCGGCACCGGTGATACCGGTGGACACCCTGTAGTAGGTGTTGTCGTAGATGGCTTGGCCGTCCTCGTCCATGCCGATGGAGTGCCAAACCTGAATGCACTCACCCGCGACGATAGTGCCCGTGCCTGTGTCGACCGGGATGCTGGTGTCGCCCGCGCTGCGTGCCCCGTTGAGCTGGTACTGCGCTGCGGTGGCCGGCGTGTTGGTGCCCGGGTGCTGGATCGTGACCTTGTCGCCCACCACGGGCACGACTCCGCCGGTCCATGTCGAACCGACGTTGCTCGGGCCGCTGGTCGCGGAGGTGATGCTGGCCATGGGTCAGGCGATCAGGCGACGAGGGTGATGGGCAGGCCG